TGCGCTTCCATGACCAGCTTGGCTTCGCATACCATCATCAAGTTTTTTGTCATGAATTACCTCATCGACTTTTGTTCGGTCAATGTCTTGTATTGTTTTGGGTGGTCTGCCGCGAGGCGGCTTCCCTCTAGGTTTGTAATCTTGCAAATATGCTACCACTTTTTGAAAAATGATAGTCATTTTATTTGCCAATGTTCATTTTTCGCGTTTGGTTGCCGCCACCGCCACCAGTATCTTGTGCGCTTGTACCAGCGATTGGTTCAGATTTGCCACTTTCTTTTAGCGTGTCCGCGCCATCCATGTGCGCTTTGCCCAAGTATTCCCGCGCCTCATTCTGCGTCATTATTCCAGCATTAACACCAGCAACCGCATAATTCATTTGGTCAAGCGGTGCGCCTTTTAAAAAGTCTTGTGTGTCAAACTCCACGCACAAATTAGGATAGCCCTTAAACAGCGATGCTTTCAGCTTTTGTTGGACATTAACAATAATCGGGTACATGGTGGATTTGTAAAACTCATCCAGCATTGTTTGCGTATTGTTATATTTTTGGTCGCCAATATGCAACATCGCTGGCGGTACACCATACAAGCCGCAAATGCGTTTCATGGTTTGCATCTTTAAATTTGCCAAATCAGCATCTTGCAAACTTAACATTTTTAGCGGTTCGTACTTCATGCCTTGGTCAAGTAGCATTCCCTGACCCGGCTTGCTTTTATCTGTCTGCTGACTGCCCACCATGCTTGACCATGCTTCTTTTAATCGTGCGGCAATTTCTTTATATTTGGCATCAGGAATCACATTGTCAGTGATAAACATACCGCTAGGCTTTGCCCCATTCAGCATCACATAATTGGCATACAGGTCAATGTCTTGGTCTAAGCCAACCAATTCAGCCGCCAAGATGCCTTTGTTAAAACCAGCCGAGCCTTGCCATGCCATATCCTTGCAGTGCATAACTTGATGCGCGGAAAGCGGTTCATCTTTGTTGAAGCCGTAGCTGGGCGTGGACAACCGATAGCTTGGGTATCGCGTGGGCGTGATGGTCACAGCAATAAGTGTGCTGTCCAATTCGTACATTTCCAATGGTGTTTGGCTTGGGTCGGATTGGTCTTTTCTCCACCACAGCGTAAATGCCTCACCAAGCAATTCATGCCACATCATCCACTGATACCAATACTCATATTGGCTTTGAAAATTGTTTGGCGTGGTCAGCAACGAATAAACTTGCTTGGCTTTGATTTTGTCCCGCACACCCACATTCGGGTCAGTTAGTGCGTTTACATATTTGCCATCTTCGCCCATTGCCATAATCTTGATTGGCAATTGAGAAATAGCCCTTGCTTTTACGCCGACACACGACATCACAGTGCTGTTGCGGGTTAAAAGTGAAGTATCAACAGGGCGACCAGCATTGGTTGTACTGCCAGTAGTGACATACAGAATCTGCGTGTTTACTGTCGTATTCTTATTGTTGCCCTGATAGACAATGTTATTGCCTAATGCGGTCTGTCCAAAAAGTGTGTTTGCTTCTTTGGAATCTTTTGTTTTTCCAATGAATTTATCAAATATTCCCATGTTTCACCTTTAGAAAGTGCGGAAACCAAAACCACTCATTGTCGGATTATCCAATGAACAATGCATTGCAATGATGAGGGAAATTATGCCATCGACCTTTGCGCTTTTGTCGTTTTCGTTTTTTCGCACTTTAACATTTCCATTCACATCTGTATACACCTCGCAATTGCCAAGTTGCCAACCAACAAATGGATTGCCATTGTGCTTAACAGAATAATTCAAAATTAATTTTTCTAAATGCTTGCTTGGGTTGCTTAACACCGCCATACCTTGCCCGACTTTCTTAACAGGCAAACCAGCATCATGTAATCGTGCAACCAATGATGCGGCATTGTAGGCATCAAAGCCAATTTCCTTAACATCGTATTTGGATGCTTGCTCAATGATGTAGTTGCTGATTTCTCGGTCATCCATCACATTGCCTTCTGTGATGTGCAATATGCCGCTATTGACTGCCACACGGAAAATATCCATGTAATGCTTGGGAATCAGATTTAAGCCATCTTCAGGCAAAAAGAATTTGAACTCTGCTTCATAGTCATCCTCTGCAAAACGCTTTAGCGTACAGACTGCATTCAAGTCGCGAGTTGCCGCCAAGTCAAAACCTATATATACGGATTCGGGTTCGCGTTGTTCTTTAACCTTTGCGCGGTCATCATCCCAATAATCGCGGTCAAGCCAAGCAGAGTTTGCGCTGACATAAATGTTAAGTGTCTTGCAAAGAAATTCATTTAATGCCGCTGGCTTGTGCTTCGCCTGTTCCGCACGGTCTGCAATGGCTTCTTCATATACGCTAATACCGTGCATAGGGTTTGCCTTTGCCCATGTCTTTGGGTCGCGCCAATCATCACCAAGGTCAAGGCTATACAGCAAGCCAAACCAGCGCGGGTTATCGTTTGCTTCGCCTGACAGCATATTTTCTAGCATCTGCATATCTTCAAAAAACTTTGTGTCTTTTGTAAATGATGCTGTGGTGATGTATATCCGCAACGGATTTTTCCGCGCCACCATGCCTGAATGCAAAACTTCAATTGCGTTTCTGTCCACAATTTGCGCGGCTTCGTCAACAATAGTACATGATGGGTTCATGCCATCGCCTGACTTTTTAGTGTCTCGGCTTAACGCTTTAAATTTGGTTTGGCTGTCGCCAGCTTTGTTAATTTGATTCCGGTGGACTGTGTAAAGCTGTGCAACATCGTGCGGCATATTTTCCACAAAACCTTTGGCGGCATCAAACACAATGCTTGCTTGTTCGCGTGTGGTTGCCAATGTGTAAACTTCCGCGCCAGCTTCACCCCAGTTTAATTCGTACAAAGCAATGACTGCTGTCAGCGTGGATTTACCCGCCTTGCGCGGAATAAACACAATCACATCGGTGACCATGCGTGTCTTTGGGTCTAACTTACTGCGAAACCCATAAATGGCACACACAATAAAAATCTGGAACGGTTCAAGTACAAGTGGCTGACCAGCGTCTGGGCCTTTGGTATGTTTTAGCGTAGACGCAAATTCTAAAAAATGCGTTACATAGTCAACATGGAATTCCCATGCCCACGCCTTATCCTCCAGTTGATTTAGAAACCGCTGACAAGCCAAACGCACATTTCGGCAAACAGGGATTGTCCCCTTGACTACATCAACGGCATACAGAATGCCATCTTCGTAATTCATGGGCCACTAAGCAGTTTTGAATATTTGCCGCCTTCTTGCTTATTGGTAGCAAGCCGACCGCGAGGCGTTAAGCCCAATTCGTTCATCAGCACAACCGCACGACTTAACGCTTTATCGCCAGCAGTCAGAAACGGATTTGGTCCAACAGTAGCGCCATTATTGAATTGCGTGATGATGCCGCCTTTGGCAACGCCCTTCATACATTTGATGTAAATATCCATTTGATTGGCAAGTGCCGCCAATATGTGTTTGTCTTGGTCTGAGCCAATGCCGTAAGTTTCCCAAAGAAAGTCGCTTGTCTCTTTAATAAAAACATTTTTGTCCCATGCGTCAGGGTTGTCCAGCCAATCAGCTTTTGGAACTCGCTTGCGTACATTCTCAGGCAAAGCACCACCTTTATGCGCGGCTTTCGTGCCATGAACTAAATGTAATTCTGGTGGGAGTCTGTTAACCATTTTTTTCCTTGCGTTTAGGGAATTCCCTTTTCCCGATGATACCGTTTTTTGTTAAGACCCCCCTTTTTGAACTCAGTTTGTGCGAGTTTGCAATCGCGCTTGCTTCTAGGCAATTGCTAAATATTTAAGTTTCTAAAACTCTGCGCCTCGGTTGTGCGCCAACATTATTGTTGCGTAGTCATTGATGCTCAAATCTTTTGCGCCATCGGCTGTGTAGTGCTTGTATATCCCTTGTCGTTCTTGCCCTGTCTTGTAGCTATGGCATTCATGGCATAGGCTTTGAAAGATGTTGTGTAGGAATGCGTGGTCGCCTATCTGTCTCCAAGGGAATACATGGTCGATATGCTTGGCAATGTTAACTATTCCTTTTGTTAAACACGATTGGCATAAGGGTTGTTTACTTAACTGTGCGCGTCTTATGGTGCGCCATGCTGGGTTACTGTATGCGTTGTCCTTATCGTGGTTGGTATGTTCTAAGCCACCATGTTCTAAACAATAGCTGTTAAGTTTGCTTCGTTGGTTCTTGCATCCTAGTTCACGGCATACGCTGTTAAATGGTGCGTATGGCATTACACATACTTAAATGAATAGGTTTTAATATCTACTCTAAACCCTGTTTTTCTATCCATTAATTTGCCCACTTGTTGTTTTGTCTTTCTGTCAACTCGTACAAGTTTCCAACAAGATTGTCGTTTCATTGCTATATACACAGGCGTGCTACTAAACTTTGCCCATGGTTCATACCCTTGTTCTTGCATATATGCCGCTGTTTTGTTAATCAACATAATGCCCATGCCAAGCCCTGCATAATCAGGGTGTATAACAGTTCTGTTTGAGTGCATTTGGATTGCGCCGTTGCCACGATAGGGCACATAATTGGCAAAACATTGAAAGCCAATTTGATTTTCGCCATGAAACAATCCAAATGTTTTTATAATTCCACCCGGCAAATTGTCGCTTAAATAATGATATTTGCTAAAGTATTTCCAAGATTCTTTGCCGATTTCTTTAATGTCAAATGCAAGTTGGTCATT